GTTTCCCAGTCACGATCCCGCATGTTTAGCCACAATAGTACGTTATCAGCGAAGTAGTACGTTACAAGCAAGATAGTACGTTATCAGCGGTGTGACATAACAATTTGTCCATTGGGGGTAGTTAGCCAATAAGCAGAGACACAATAAAGCGAGCTTAAATAACTAGTAGGCTGAACCCTTCTTCATACAATGAATTACTACATCCCCCCCGTGGGAGGTTCATAAGACACCAAGAAAAATGGGACTCTAATCTGCTTAATTAGAGTGACCACCCACTGTTATACTCGCAAGAACCCCTTAACTTTGACCGCGTTTTAGCGCAGCCTCAATTGAGGAGCTCCAACCATATATCCAAATGAGAAATCATCAGCAGCAGCTGTAAAAACTCTGATGTTTCCCAATGAGGTTCGGTAGCAGCGTGGGGCAACCGGATACTGATCAGTTCCGTTGAATTCCCACGCAGGTTCATCTGTCGCATTTTTATCTTGTCCGACAATGACATTAATTTTTGATCGATTAATCAAAGTTCCGACTTCATCTCCAAGAATCCCTTCTCCTACCAAAGAAATCGGAACAGTTGAGTAGTATGGTACTTCAAACTCAACACATCCAGTCAAGTCGGGATAGTAAGTCGTCTCGAAGGTTTGACGATCTTCGAGAGCGTTGGTAATAAGTGTGTTGTAAACAACACCAGCAACGACTCCATTGCGAGTTAATGCTCCTTGTCGTTTCACTACGACAGGGTGAACAAATCGCGTGGACTGAGTCGTAATTCCATCTGAGGTGCTTGAGCCCACTCGAAAGACTCCTCCTTTAGCCAAATTTGAGTCAGGGAAGAAGATCTTGTATCGTTTCCCTCCTCTCCAAAATCGGTATAGATAGGAAATGTAATGGAGCGGACAATTCGTCGCCATTTTCTCAGCAATTTGAGTTTGTTCGAGAGTAATTCCAAGTCCAGTGGCATCAATCGCAGTCGGCAAATTCGCAGTAACCGCAGTTCCATTAGGCCCCAAATTCTTTTCTCCAAAATAAGCGGGGTCAATAACCAGGGAATTGAAGAAGAAAGCGTCATTGCCTGAATTCCCAGGATCGTAAGGACCGACTGGCATGTACTGCGCAGCAGCTACTTGTCGGTAGGGAAAAGGCTCTCCTCGATAGAAGTCACCAAATCTCTTAATTAATTGTCTGAGATTGGTTACTTTCTCTCCAATAGTCATTTGCTCTTGGATGCAACCTTGTTCAACGTTAGACGGAAACATCGAATTGGTTGCAGGCGCTTCTTGATCCCGGTGTGAAATGGCATCTCCCGTCAAATTAAAAATTTGAGCCTTCGCCTCAACTTCTTCATTCTCCAAGGGAGCGTTATTAATGCTCTCAGGAGGGGGTCCGAATCGAAGGAACGGTGCCGTGTTGTCAACGACGGTCAAGTTGAACTCAGGAACAGCAAATTCCAAATCGTCGTCACCACAATGCCACAAAACTCCAGTTACAGTTCCCGCAACACTGTTGCTTGATCGTCTAAGCTCCGTGAGAACTTCAATGATGACCGTTCCAGTGCACCTTTGTGGTGTCCATGATGAATTCAACGGAGCGTCAAAGAAAACTTCAGTCCACGGATAATTTGAGACGTAAGGAATGGTGAACTCCAACTCAGAAGACTTGGAAAGGTCCAAAATCCAATTATGGGTATTAACCCCTGCTGTTCCCAATCCTCCTCCACCAGTTGATGTCCCTGAGGGCAGGAAAGAAACCCTCAATCTCCCAGTGTGGAACGCAGTCTTCGCAAAAGACAAGCGATAACGCATTCCACCTCGCCAATAGCGGAACATGGAAGCAAGAAAGTTCACCGTCGAAGGGTCAAAAGGCGCAGATGTCGTGATTGAAGAAGCATTGAATGAAGGAGAGTTGCGAAACGCATAAAGAGCATCTCCTTTGGCCTCACTCAAGGTCCAGTCAATTGCATTAGTAACAATGCAACTCTTCTTCTTAATGTAGTCAATGCTCATTTCGTCGTACGTGCTGGAAAAGTACGACATGTCCGTAGTCAATTTGTTGTCAGGGCAAGCAGCGAGTTTGTGGGAGTTGTCTAAACCATCCATATTTGTGTATCCCCTTCCGGGGTGATTAACATACGGATGCGTGTCAGCCACTGTGGTTGGTTTATTAAAACCAAAAGTCGAAGCGACCCCACTAATAGCGCGCGCAACCCATGACACAGGCGTCGTGATATCCGAGAGGGCGGGCAAAGCCTGCCCTACAGCATTAGCAGCAACTGCTACGTTGTTGGAAACTGCGGAAATGACGCCTTCTTTTGTCTGTTGAATTTCTTCATCGTCCATTGCCATTTGTGCTCTAAATGGCGGAGCGGGCACGTCAACATCACCAGTGGTTGGTAAACTGGTTCTGACGTTGACAAACCATGCCATGATGGTAAATGAGCATGTAGTTGCAGCAACTCCAGTAGTAATAGGAACGAGCTCCTGGAGGACAAGATCTCCCATAGTGCTTTCTCCATTTGTCAACCTGTAATGGGACATCGGAGAACAGTAGGGAATAGTCAACTCAACAGGAGCACCAGATGCAAGATCAACTTCGACGCCAGGGTACCCAGTTGCGTTCTGCAGGGACCCAGTAGCTGCTCTCCCACTCACATCATCAAAAGGTGAGAAGAACAGCCAATATTTGCCCTGTTGGAAAGGCGTGGCGTTGAAGAGTAGTTTCACGCGAACATCAGCCCTGAGGAATTCGAATTTATTCATTTTATCAACGATGTTAGGGGCCTGTTGGAAAAGAACATCGGGAAATTTGTACATCTTAGTCGTGAAACCAAGTGTTGTAAATTCATCTGAATCAATTTCAACAGGTCTCTCCAAGACACTCTCAATAGAGTGGTTCATTGTTTCACTTCCACTCTTAATCCATTCCTCAGCAGCTTGAATTCCGGGTTTGACGTATTCCGTCCGTTCAACGTCATCAACAAAACGCGTGATTTGTTGTTGTTCCAGATTTGTTTGTTCATTCATTTCTGTTGCAGCAATCCTTTCGTTTTTACAAACTCCGGAGGCCGGATTAGACCTTCCTTCAAAAGTGGGAGGCGAATTAGCCTGGATTTTAAGTGGCACACAATTCGCAATAGAGCTTTGCGCTCTCCACTCTACCTTCTCGAAACGGGCTTTGCTGCCTTCACATGACTCCCAAAACGTGGAGGCCCCTGTCGAGTCGGGTTGAACTTCTTCTCGGCATTGTTCAAGGAGATCGGTTTCTTCCAAATATCCCCCTTCCGTTTTGGCCGTAATTCTTCCATAATTAGCAAGCAAAGTGAAGCGATATTCCCAGAAAGTTAAAATTTGAACTGGGATGTCTCTCTTCATGCACGCTTTTCGGTACAAGTTCGACCATTTGCTGAAAATTTCTTCGCCATGGAGACTCAACTCAAAGCAAAGATTTTCAACATTTTCTTTTGTTGCGGCGCGGTGATCGGCACATTCTCGGACCCAATTTCCAATTTCCAGGACAGTACTCAAATCCAAAGGAGCAATGTACTGCCCAGTTTGATCTTTTACAAATCGACGTTTCAAATATTGGATTTCAGGCAATGTCCGATACGGCACCATCTCACCGCTTTTTACTTCATCAGTGTATGTCATTCCAAAAGTCAAGAAGGCTTGCGCCATGGTTTTCTGGTTAAAGATTCCAGCAATTTCGTCAGAAATATTCAAGGCGTTATCATCACCATAAGAAACCATGGCAACGTGTTGATCAAAAGCCTTCATGGAATGATATTCAGTTCCTTCAGTAAGTAGCATGAAAACGTATCGGCAGGCAATGGAATTGTACATCGAATTCAACACTGCCGTCATTGGGCATCCAGATGGTTGCGAATGAGTCCACATGTAAATTGACTCCCGACAAACATGGATGCTGTAGACGATTTCTCGCCAAAGAATTTCGCGCACAGCATTGTCTTCTTCATTTCCATACCAATCATTAATCACGTCCAGTACGGCCCACAAAATGTCAATGTGAAGAGTTCCATCAAAATTTGAAAAGTCCCCAGCAATCACTTTCTTTCCTTTACTCTGTAGAATTAAAGCAATATTCGTCCAATCTGGGGAATATACATTTGTTCCAACTGAAATCTCATTCTCATTTCGATTGTGGGACACGTGAGCCAGGAATCCCAAAAAATACCTTCGGAAAACGAGAGTGAAATCCATTGGTCCAGCAGAAAAGACACGAGTCTTTGCAATTGCAACTTTATCCAATGGTCTCCGTTCATCCTTTAGAGTATCAATCCAGATAGTGGGGTATCGCTTGCCTTCCTTGGCAAATTGCACGCGTTCATCCATTTTCTTTTCTAGCTCGGGGTCCAATTTGTACTCCTCATTTGCTCCCAACCATTTGGTTTTCCCTGGCTCTTTTGTCTCAAATTTCCAGGGATAGCCAGCTGATGTAGTGCGCTTAATGGGTGGAGCAAATTCATCAGTCTCATCTCCAACGACAGATTCCCAAGAAGAATAAACTCGCTTTCGTACCTCATCTGGCCCGAATTTCCTCTTCATATCATTAACAGCAGCTTGAAGTAATTGTTTATTCAGTGGAGGGGAAATACTGCCGCATTTCTTCAAACCTTTCATCATTGGATCGACTCTCTCTCCATCAATATTAACGGTCTGAAGCACAGCAGGTGCACTAATCCGAGGAACAACCTCATCACAAACCAATGACTTCCTCAACTTCGTCTTGTTCACGCCACCGACAACATGCTCACTCTTCCCAATGGCAGT